ACCCTTTGGTTCTGTTCCAACATTCAACTGACTCATGGCTATTGGCTGTAAAACTTCCTGCTTTTTTCTTGGATCATCACCAGAAACAGGCTCAAAATGTTTAGGAACTTTGTTAAAATCAACCTCATTGACTTCAACTTCTTGCCCTTCTTTCCAATACCTATTCCTAAATCCTGAACAATCTCTTAATGCTCTGAATCTCATCTTCGGCTCCTTTTTTATTGGGTGTCCTGGGGGTGGGGACAACGCACCCACCCCTAAACACTATTACGTTAAGCTAACCTTCGTGTAATCGGTGCGTCCTTAGCGATATACATATCCCAAGCACCAGCCGAAAACACATTTGACCCTGCAGTATCGTTTTCAACTTCTTTATACCCACGAATATATCGCCTTGCCCCTTCAGGAATAGGCAAAGCAATAATTTTTTTCGCAGTTAACTGCGCAGCAGGAAACTCTCCTGATTGACAAAGAGTAATTGTCGTATCAGGAGTAAAAGATTCACTGCTTGATGTTTGCAGTTGAAAAGAAGCATTAACAGCTAATCCAGTGGCCGTAAACGCCGTATCTATGCGAGTAATAAAGAATAACCCTGCCATCCCACCAGCATAGGCGTCACCACCAGCCAATGTGTCAATTACGTTAGTCGAAGCAGTTGATGTCGTTCCAGACTGCCCATCGGCTAACTCTAATAGTGCGTCAAGAATCATATTATTTTCTCCTTTGTAGTAGCCCTAACAAGGAACCACTTTAGTTAATTAGCCAAGTTAAGAAGTTGTCGCAGTCGTAATCTGACTCTCTGTATTAAGAATAGAGTCAATTCTACGAATAGGAACTTCATAAAAAGATAACTGTCTACGACCAAAACCACTCTTGGTAGTTACATTATCAACACTCAAATGAACATTGGCTTTATTATCCATCTTCACACGAAGCATGGACATTGCCCTTCTGTTCATATAGAAAGCAGGCTTTACATCTGACCCTGGCGGAATAAAGTCAATAGCACGGCTCATGTGCTTTAACAAATTAGTTGACGTATCCGTTCCATCAGATGCAGTTTCCAAATTGCTAATATCAATGTTGCAAATACGAGCAACATAACGATAATCATCAACTGCAATACCAGCTAACCATTGGAAGTGAGTTTGCCACATACGAAGATAAGTACCGGCACTATTAGGATCTTCAATAGTGACAAGTCCATCATCTTCCATGCTTAAACCTGCTTGTGTTCCACGAGGATAAATCCCGTAGACTTTATCAGGTGCCCAACACACTAACCATACTGATGTGTTATCTGAACCAGTACCACCACCATCAATCAACTGCCCTGATGTGGTATAAGTTGTACCCAAAGAGAAATAACGAGTAGCAAACCCGTCAAATTCCTCTGGTGTAGTACCCTGATCGCCATAAATCAGTTTACTCGATAATGTATTTGATAATCCTTGCACAATACCCATGTCTTGTGCAGCACGGACAGCTTCTTTTTTCCCACCTAATTTAGCAAGCAAAGCGTCCATGTGACTCAATGCTTCAAGGCTTCCACAAGTATTGACAACTTGTCCACCAGTTGATTTACTAGAAGCAATACCTTGATTAATTAACCTGAATGTTCCAGCAGGTTGACTTGTTCTAACAACCGAAACGTGACCCGTATCGGTATTCCCCTCTCGCCAGAGCATATCGTCATGAATATCATTATACTCGGCAAGCACTTCTGCTATCTGACGTGAAATAGAGCCGTTCGGTAAAGTAAAACGGGCAATATCAGCCAGCGTCAAATATCCCGTTGGTGATAGTGTAGCCATATTATTTTATCTCCTATTTTTTACCCTGCATAGTCGGGTTCAACAAACGTATCTTCACTAATTGCTTTTCCTACCTTAACAAATGCCTGAACAAAAGCAGGATGATTCCCCAAACCAGACTCATTTAGAATCTGGCGAAGTTCAGCACCACCAAACTTATCAATTGCTTTAGCAGCAATAGAAAGTTCTGTCTTAGCATTCGTTCCCAGAATTTCATTTGATTGTTTCAACCAATCAGCTTTCATCTGTTTAAATGCCTGAAGTTCTTGTTGCTTTATCCCTTCGGACATTTTCTGGATATAAGGTGCATAAACACCTGCCAACTCTTGAAGTGCCTCTTGGCTGATATTGTGCTTTTGAAGGATTGGTGTTAACGTCCCCAAAAACTCAGTATCAATCTCTTGCCCTTCTGGTAGTTTGACTTCGTACTTATCTGGTGCAGTAACCTTTGGCGTTTCACCTAACAGCGTACCTTCTTCAGTTGTAGTTTCGCTAGCTTTAGACGTTTCCGCTACATTCGATGTTTCTTTCACAGCTGTTGCCGTTGCTGTTGTTGCTGTTACTGGTTCTTCTATTGTTGCTTGTTCAGCCATTTCCCTTCTCCTTTTTACCCTTTAACAGAGTCCGTAGAGTCTGTTAAGAGCGTGTTAAAACTGTTTTATTATCCAAAAGTTCTTCAAAATCTATTTTATCCATCGTTTCCCGTGATGCGTGCATACGCTTCATTTTCTCCATCACTGTTGGATCGGCTTGTTCAATCTCTGCCATCAACCATTGAGCCATATATTGCAACCCACAATTAAAATCCCGATACTCTTTTTTCCCTTGAGCTACAATAAATGGATTACGATATAATCCGCCAACTGACAATATTCGCCAAAACACACGTAAAGTTTCATTCGACTTAAGAGCAACTTTCAAGTCGTTAAGTTCAGCTTCCCGCCTTTTCTTCTCTTGCTCTTTTTGTTCTGGTGTTATTGGCATAATAAAAAAGCCCTGCTCAAGTCTTACGACTCAACCAGGGCTAGAGTTTTTCTCTGTGTCCCTATTACTCTTTTGGTTTACTTATACTCTCAAACTTATTTACGTTACTAACTCCGCCACTATAAAAATTAACTTCAACCTTACCAGTATACCCTTCCTCTGCAAGTTTTATCAATAGTTGAATAACCCACGCAATCTTGTTCACTGATATCCCTTCGTCAACCCAGTCAACGCACTCGGCTCAACCATCTTGCTATCCGCCAACTTCTTCGTTGTGTCCGCCGCACTATTCGCTACCGAAGCCCCTGCCATAATCGCCTGTTGCTGTGCTTTCTGTGCCCGTATCTCTGCTACCAATTCAGGATCACGCAATAACTTGGCCGGTAACCCTTCCATATCAGAAACCTCTTTTATAACCTCATCAATGTCCAGCATATCTGGTGCTTCTGGATATAGTGCAGATGAATTACCAACAAACCCTAAAACCTTTTCAATCCTATTCACTCCCTGCGCCCTCTGTGCTTGTGCAAAGATTGACATATACCTTACCCGTAACTCCTGTCCTTCAATTTCTTGCGGTACTTCAGGCAACAATCCATTCTCCAACATATCATAAAATAAAATCTCAATCAGGTTATCATGTACTTCCTCGGTCAACTTATGCCCTATCGGCCCTAACATCATCATCTTCTCTGCCTTGCGTTCAGCAATCTCATACGCAGTCTTTTGGATATTCCCCCCCATTGCATCCATTGAATTAATCATCAGGAATAAATCAGCAAAGAAAAATTTGTCTATCTTCTTGTGCAACCTGTCAATAGACAAGTTAAAACTTTCCAGGTTAGGGTTAACTTGATACAGCGGTCTTACCCCTGCATTAGGCATATTACTCGATACAGTAGTAACCCCACCAGGAACATTGGCAATGTTGCCCTGAACATTACTATCTTTCTGCAACGGTGGATTGCCAATTAATTCTTGTGCCAACAACATATCTTTATGTGTTACCTGAAGCTCTTTAATATCCCCAATTGCGTGCCACCCTGGGCCATAGCCATAGACCATCTCGGTAGTGACCGTTTCCCATCTACCTGCAATGACCCTAAACCGATTCAACCCACCAGTCCTTAAGAACACATCAGAATCATTCGTCGCTTCCCAGTAAATTGAACGAAATGGCATATTCATGAAATCTTCCATCCCACCCTTCTTATTATCATTTGCTTCGATTAAATGCCGCACCTTATGCAACTTATCCACACTCCCGTTATCCCAGTCTGCCTTGACATTCTCGGAAACACTCTCAATCCCAAACTGTTCAACTAACTGCCCGACCGTCATATTAAACTCACGGGCAAACGCATTCACCCGACCCTTGCAATCAACACCCAAGAAATACTCCCCACAAGTAAACGACCTCGCTCTTATAACGTCATCCATATCTTCTAGTATTAAGAAACACGCAGTCCCGAACTGCAACAATTCTTTATAGAATGTAAATAGTACTTCATAAACATTTGTCTTGTTCAAAACAACCAACATTCTCCGCTTTACTTCATCAAGCCAAATCTTAACATTCGGGAATACGTCCATTAACATCTCATCAAGCCTAATCTCAAACCACGATCCAGCAGGATCATTCATTATCGTATGCATACCACTTGCCGCTGTATCACGAGCAAATGTAGCGTGAGAGTCAAGCAATGTTTCATGGTCAATCGGCTCACCAATAGTTGTCCTGTTATTATCAAATATCCCTCGTGTCGGATCGATATACATAGACATCTGTTGATGACCCTTTTTCCAAATATTGTACTCAGACTTCAAAGAGTTCAGCCGCTTGTTAAACTCCGACTTCTTAGTCGCCTGAGTTGTCTTGTTTGGCTTATCTTGTTTGTATGCCATTACCCTAACGTCGCTTTCCCTGTCTGGTTAGCACCACTTAGTTCTGCCCCTGCCCCCGTAATCCCTTTTGTCTTTATCGTAGATGATAACCCACGCCGTAACCTTTCTAACTGTTTCCTTCTTGCATCACCAGCCAACTGCGGACTAATTTCAGATGGTGTTGGTACAGGTGCCGGAGCAGGTGCTGGCAGTGGCGCAGGCATTTGTGGTGATTCTGGTTTTTTAAATAGTGAGCCAAGACACATTAATATCCTCGCTTTTTAGATGGTTTACAT